TAAACCCTTACTTAGAGAATTTGAATTTCAATTTAGAATGTCAGCAAGAGATAGAAAAGAGGCAGCTCAGATTAGAAAAATAATTAGATTTTTTAAAATGGGAATGTCTGTGAAAAAATCTAATACATCATTATTCATAGTATCTCCAAATCAATTTAGAATACAATACCTTGCTGGCGGTGAGGGAAATATATCCAAAGATCATCCATCAATTGGAAAGATTAAAGAATGTGCCTTGACATCCCTAAATACAAATTATACCCCAGACAATACATATATGACATTTGATGATGAAGCAAGAACAATGACTTCATATGAAATTAGAATGAGATTTAAAGAACTTACACCACTGACTGAAAGTGATTATCTTGAGAAAGCAGCAAGAGAAGACTCAATAGGTTACTAATGGCAAGTTACTTCAGACAAGTTCCAGACTTTGATTATGTCAACAGAGATTCTGATGGCAAAAGTATTGGCGACTATCAGGTTGTAAAAAACCTTTTCAAGAGAGTCAAGATTCGCCCTGACATTTTAGAGAACTTAGCATACTTCACTCAGTACAAAATTCAAGGCGATGATCGTCCAGATAATGTTGCCTTTGAAATCTATGGCGATGAGTCTTTTGATTGGTTAGTGCTTCTCTCCAACAATATAATGAGCTTTCAGACAGAATGGCCTTTGAGTCAAGCAGCATTCAATGACTTCTTAATTAAAAAGTATGGTGACATTGAAAAAGCAAACAACATTCATCATTATGAAACTAGACAAATGAAGAACGATAGTGGTGAAATCGTCGTTCCTAAAGGATTAAATGTCCCCAAGAATTACAAAGTTGAATATTTTGATGTTAAAAGAGGGCAATATGTTATTAGAACAAATGAGGTAGATGCAGTTACAAACTATACCTATGAAGTTCGTAAAGAAGAAGCAAAGAGAAATATTTACTTACTGAAAGCAGAATATGTTGAACTTGTTCTTGATGATGTGGAAAGATTGATGCCATATAAAAAAGGTTCTACTCAGTATGTGAGCAGAACCTTGAAGAAAGGGGAAGATATTAGATTGTTTAATTAACTCTCTGCCAGTTTCTGGAAGTAAGAGAGTGCATCGTCTTCATCTTCATCCTTGGATGCAACTGGTGTAGATGCAGTGATATCAGGAGAGTTGAAGTCAGGTTTAGAACGTGACAGAGACTCCTGAATCTGACGTTCTGCAGACTCTTTTGCTGCATAGTCATCATACTCAGTCTCTTCATCAGCAGGAGAAGGAGTACGAGACTTCTGTCCCAGGACATACTTGAGACGACGCTCAAGATCTTCATAGGACTTGAACTGATCTTCAGCAGTCAGTCCAGCAAGAGAGTATTGCTTCTTCCAGATTGCTTCCATAGCATCATCATCGCTCAGCAGAGGAGCAGGTGCTTCAAACTCAGACTTATCATAGTTCCAGTAACCATCTTTCTTGACAATCTTCAGTTTAAAGTTTGCACCTTGCCAAAAGTCAAAAGGATTGATGGGAGTTTCATCCTCAAACTCAGGTTGCATTGCTTCCATGATCTTGTCAAAGATCTTCTTACCGAACTTGTAGAGGAAGACACCACCTTCGTTGTGAGGATTAGTAGGATCTTTCACAACATAAATGTTTGCATAGTAAGACAGTTTACGCTTCTGCTTACGGACAACATCTTTGTTAGACTCGACACCGCTGTTCCACAGTTCGCGGTTGTGCTCTGACACAGGATCTTTCTGTCCCAGTGTTGTCAGAGAGTTTTCGATGTACCAACCACCAGGGCCTTGGAAGGCGTGGGAATACATCTTTGCCCAGGGGAGATCTTCTCCTTCAGGGGCAGGGAGGAAACGGATTACGGCGAAACCGTTACCAACTTTATCGACTTCTGGACGCCAAATTCTTTCGTCGCTACCACCAGAAGTTGTATTCATTTTTTCAACTTCTTTAACCAACTTAGCAGTGAGAGAACCGATAGAGGATTGCTTTTTGAGATCAGAAAAGGACATTGTTCTTGTATTAGTGGGATTTGGCTTTTGGGTACTTCGTTATTCTACACGTCCGAACCCTGGGTGTCAATCTGCTGTTTCATTGCATCAAGCATCTTTCCCATGTTAGAAAAGATGACACTGATGTCAACGTCTTTCGGCAGTCCCATCATTGTAGCAGATTCTACGATGCGGGATTTCATCATCTTGGCTTCGGGATCATCAGACAAACTCAGTCTCGTATAGAGAACCTTTTGTTTGTCCAGCAGTTTCTCTAGAAGCGCAACATGGAATTTTTTCTCCTCCTTATTCATAGAGGGAAACTTAAAAACATTACTATAAACTTCTTCTTGAAGTTCCTGAATCTCCGTCATTTCTGCACGGACTACTTCAGATTCAAAAAAACTCATGCTTCTCCTAAAACTACTTCTTTAAGAATTTTTTTATAACGAAATACATCAATATTTAGGAACGGTGTGTACTTTCTTATTTTCAAACTGACAGATTCCCACACTGGATCAGTAAGTTGTTTATCCCAGTTTGTTTTATAGCCAAGGATGAGATTCAAGATTACCATGGTTTCGATAGACACATTACCTCTCAGATATTCCTTAAGAATTTGTGGGTGTCTCGATCCATCCGAGGCGAACATTGAATCAAAGTTATTGTCACCAAATACTTTTTCAGTCTCCTCCTTAAACAAATAGGACAAAGACTGAGTGCGTTTCTTCCATGACATGTACCTATCTTCACCCTCTCGGATCATCTCTCCGATCCAAAGTTTTGCTGGATCAGTACAGTCGATGAAGTTAGATACAAAAAATTCGATTACTTCTTTGTCTGATTTGTTACGTGCTAACTTCTCGAACCAGAAGCGATCTTTACGTTTATAAAAAGACTTTACTGTGGCACGACTTTTACCACAGTACTTATGATAATCATACTTCTCTTTAGTGAAGTGATTTTTCAAAGAGAGGTATGATTTATAGGCATCAAACGGCATCACTGAAAAACCCTACAGACGAAAATTTTGCCGGAAATTTTTTCGCCCCATTTTGGAATTAAAGGGGCAATTTGGCACGGGAAGTTCTCTTCAAAAAGTTTAACTCCATTGCTTCATATTTCAACTTCTCTTTCAGAGGTTTTGAAATCAATTTAGGTACGGACTCCACGTCAATTGAGTTCATCTCACAGAAATGAACAATCGCATCGATATAACTCATGTCCTTATTGTCAAGGACAAGTTTCTCAATGTCCTGCGCGAACTTTGACGGGCAGAAGAATTTCTTTTCTAGTGCTTTTTCTAGTTCATTCTCCATTCTCTGTCCTAGTATTGTGATGTACAAATTCCTTAATGTAACGAACTAGAAGCTTAATATAATCGTCTTTGTTCCGTTTGTCAAACACCTTGACTTCGCCACCAGGAGTTACCATGAGAGTAATTAGTTTTTTGACTGGAATACCAGTCATCTCATAGTAGGCACATGCATAAAAGGTTTCTTGTACAAAGTAGTTCTCTAACCACTTTTCAGGTTTAATCTTTTCAGATGTCTTAAAATCTATGACTGCTAGTTCTCCTTCGTACTCACCGATGCAGTCTACTCTTCCTGCCAACCCAAGGTACTCCGAATACAGAGTTCTTTCAATAGCATGTACGTTATTTATCTTATCAAGATATGGCTTTGCATGATGAAACATAAACTGAGTCATGGGACGAAACTCTTCCCAGTTCAGTTGTAGATTCATTAGGTATGCTTGTGCTGCTTCGTGGAAGTCAGTTCCTCGTGCAGTTGCTTTCTTCGTGATACGATTTGCTTCTTCAATACCAACTCGCTCCCTCCACTTTGCGAAGATCTCTCTGTTATAAAAAGATGTCACAGAAGTAATGGAGGGCACCCACTGTCCATCAGGAAGATTATAGAAGCGGATACCCTGGGTTTCTTTTTTGTTTAGTTCAATGTCACCTAGAAAATTATGATGGGTAAAAGTCATTTCTTTTTTCTTGCTAATGCTTTTTGACGAATTTTTTCAATTGTTTCTGGTGAATGTTTTTTTCCGTACATAGGATTATTTTCTCCGGAGACATTATGATGATTTTCTTTTATTTTATTTTTGGTTGAATCACTTAATTTTTTACCTTTATGTGAGGATGAAATCTTTGACTTTGTTTCTTCAGATAAAACTCTTCCTAAACAATTTTGATTTCCCTTTAAAGATTCGCTCATTTTTTGTTTTGTTTCCTCTGTATGAGTTTTCCCATACATTCCAATTTTTTTATTTTTATGAAGTTGTTTTACTCTTTCAGAACATTCTTGTCTATATTCATTTGTTGGTTGCCAACCAACAATCCCATCACCACCATCAGTCAAATTGTATCCATTAGGTGCTTTTGTATTATACTCTTTAATATAAAATATTTCAAGTTCATATGCTCTTTCAGCACTTTCAACTTCTTCAATTAGTTCTATAGAAAACTTTTGTTCTCCATATTTTTTAATTGCTTCCGTCAAAAGAAAACCTTTTTTAGTATGTTGTGAAAATCTTTCTTCAAGAGAAAATTTTGTTATTCCAACATACTTTTTATGGTTTAAGAGATTGGTAATCAAGTAAATTTTATACATTCATAGTTCATAAAAGTTATAGTTATTTATATAAACTGGAACTTTTATGAACTGATATCACATTCCTAATTGATTTTTAGCAATCAAATATTCTTTAACCAATCCACTTCTACAAACATCATCAATACCAAATTCGATAATATCAAACGATAGCATTATTCTCAATATTTTCATAAAATCGACAATACCATTTCTTTCATTGGTTTTCATCAAATCACTTTGAGTGGCATCACCACAGAACATAATTTTACTCTTCTCACCTACACGAGTAATAATAGAATCCAATTCATGACCTGAAAGATTTTGGAATTCATCAACAATGATGATTGCTTTATCAAGAGTTGTGCCTCTAATGAATGAGGTGCTCCAGAAACTTATGGTGCCCTGAGTCTTCAGGTTGCCATATAGCATTTCAAAGTCTGTCTCTGTTGGGAGAGAGAACATATACTTCACCATATTCTTATAAGGAATCTGGTAGATGTCAGACTTATCCTCATGATCTCCAGGGAGGAAACCAATCTCTCTGGTTGCTACAAGTGAACGAACAATGTAAATCTTTTCGTAAGGAGATCTTTCATCCAAGACATCTCTCAGTGCATTATAAAGAGTGATGAAAGTTTTACCTGTTCCTGCTGCACCATACGCGACTAGATTTTTATCTTCGTTGTATGCTTCAAATAGTTTCTCTTGATTCTCAGTGAGGGGTTCGATGTCCCTCATTAAGTCAGTGTTGATTGGTTTGCGGCGTTTCATTTGCTTCGCAGTTAAACCGACACCAATGGGCTGATCTCTTTTTCTTTTAGCAGGCATAGATTAAACAGGCTTGACGTTGGAACCGGGATACTTGGATGCACGATGCAAAACATCGTTCCACCCAGGATGAGACTTTTTGAGTTTGTCGTAAACTTCTCCAATCTCAGCACAACTAGGTGCAGTGGTTGGATCACTCCAGTCTCTTTGCCACTCAGGATTATCCTCTAACCACTGATCCCATTCATGAACGCTGAGTTTGACATCCTTTTGTTCACCAGTTTCCTTATTAATAACAGGGTATGTAGCCATAGAAATTAACTTACGATGTAATATTTATTCACCACTCCAGAGCCTCTGAAATGACTGAAAGATTGTTATGTATCTTTTTGATATGCTCTGTAAAATGTTTTACATCCATATCTAACTTCATACTATTACATGTTCTACAGCAAGGAACGCAGTTCTCTTTGGTATAACCAAGAGTATTATCTACTCTATCAACACCTGTATAGTAGAAATCACCACTGGTTTTTCCTCCTCCCTTTACTTTATTCTGATATTGACTTCCACAATAAAGACAAGGAGCAGTTGCTATATCACAAAACTCTTCTTTTGTCAAGTCAAATGTGTAGTTTCTTTTCTCCGCACATTTAGAGTATTGGTAGTATAAGTTATTTTTTGCAGCCTCACCAGGAGGGAGTTGCCAGGGCCTGGTGTATGCTCCACTATTATGTTTCCAAGTAGAGGATATTCTTTGTTTACATCCACAGGAGTATCTCCTCTTTATGTTGAAACTATACATCTCCTTTACATTATCACATAAAGAACACCTTACAACTCCTCTGGTATGTTGTCCTGATTTAGTTGCAGGTATTACTTCCAGTACAGTAAAGTTTCCTACAACATCTCCAACATTGATAGAAGATTTTCTTCCCATAGAAATAATGTATCCAACTACTTATATTTATATTATATCAACCACTCATTATCAATACCTCCCAGGGCCTCTGCTGTTGTAGGAAACTCTTTACAAAATATCTCCTTACAAGATTTTGCAAGATCCATGTGTTCTTTCTGAGTTCCATTCTTTTCCCTCAATGCAATGTAGGTAATCCAACTCCGCAGACTGCCAGTCATATACAATTTAGTAGGTACTGCCAAAGGAAGCACAAAACGCGAACACTCCTTTGCGATTCCCTCACGGATCAGTTCGTTGTAGAGATCCATACCTTCATTGAAGTATGCCTCAATACGTTGCTTCAAGAACTTCGTTTTCTCAGGATCAACATCATCAATAGAGTTCTGGCGATTCTTTTCATCCTGACGACGCAGTTCAGGAACTGGAATACCAGCATCCAACCAGTTGACATCAGCATACCGTTGGGAAAACTCTTGATATGTGAAACTACGGTGACGCAGCACTTGAGCCGCGATACCCCTGGTGGTATTCAGTTCTAGAGTCATGAACGCTTGTTCAAAAATACTCCAGTGTTGATGCTTGATACAATACTTCAACAATCCAGAGAACTTTTCATTCTCCTGATTTTGTGGGTTGCTTACGCGAGCACAATAGGCAATGTGTTTCTCCGCGTCAGGAGTTACACTGATCAGTTTTACGTCGTTCACTTAGTTTCAGTTCTTTCTTTACAAGTTTAGCATACATAACCTCCTCTTGGGAATACCAATCAGGATGTTTCTTTGCTCGTTTAATAATTTTCTTAGCTGCTTTTTTGAGAGATAATTCTTCCATGAAAGTTATACTTATAGTTTATCTTACAAGTATCCTATAATCCATCTCCATCATCGTCATTAATTAATCTATATTGATTATTTACACGATCAGTCATACTATCGTCATAGTCGTCTTCAAAAATTTCATCGTAATCCGTTATAGCTGCGCTACTTCCGCTAGAGTATTTAGTCACGTCAGAATATACTTCAGATTCCAAAACCTCTACCAATGATTTAAGGTTACGCACGATCAGTTTAAGTCGTTCCTGCTGTTCTGCTTCCATAAAAAAAGGGGACGTGTGCCCCCTAGTATATCAATGTTTGATTTGTAAGTCAATCACTTGAAGTAGGTTTGTCCGCGATAAGTGAACTTGCCGTGGACTTCCTTAGGTGCAGATGCAAACTTCTTAGTCACAATGCCACGATAGGCAGTGTGAGAGATTTGTGCATCATGCAGAGCAGATGCTTTGTCGATCTGCTTTTTGATGAGGTTGAGTGTGTTCATTTGTCGTTACCTGAATGAATGGAAAGTTAACCTTCTCTGCTTTCGCAGGATCCGTATTCCCGTTCCTTCAGTCGTTTGCGTCCGTCAGAAGACGGATGAACGATCCGTTCCGCGACTTACTTGCGTCCTATGTAAACACGCCGCTACATTCTCCAGCAACTTTCGTTTTAAGATATCCAATCAGACTCAACTTAGATCTAAGATCCAAATTGGGATCCACTTGAATCTCTGTACGTCGTTGTAACCACCTTTCACAAGACATGTGCCAATCGTAAGGATTGGTGTCATTATGATGGGCAAGGGTGAATGCCAGCAGGAGTGCTAACATGTGGATGAACGTATGGGTATTGTAAACCCTATATTTTATTTAGTCAAGTACTTGTATCAAACGCTACAAAAAGTTCGGCGTGTTACAAAAACATCCCCTGTTCACTCATGTATTTTAATGTTTCTTTAAGTGTTCCACGATGGTTCAAACCAATAGAAACCTGAGGGTATTCTGCCTCGCTGCCAAACTCAGCACGGAACTGCTTGTCACTAAAATCTACACCAAGTAAAAACTCTCTTACCTGCTGTCCACATGCTTCAAGAACCATCTTGGCTCTCTCAGATTCTTGACTTCCATTACTATAAACAAGTGCTTGCATTAGTCCCTCTGCCTCCAATCATCAGGTTTATCTCTTTGAAACCAATCTACAATTTCGTCTGCACCATCGAATCCCGTTTTATAATTGGATGGATCGGGATCGCCTAGTCCCATCCTATTCATAAAATCCTCAACACTTCCCTCTTCAATATCCTGGGATGCTTGACGACGTGCCTGTTGCAACCAATCTCTTGCAAGGGTGTGTGCCTTAGCAAGTTTTTCTGCCCAGATCATATCCTCTAGAGGAACTTGTTCTTTGTTGGCAATGCAACGGCAGATGGACTCCAAACGAAGTCGATACGCGGTAGAAAGCATGTTAGTTCGTTTTGAGTTTGTCTTTTAGATCTAAAACCTTATTAACTTCATTCACAGCAGCAGACATCCTCGCACCAAGGATATCCATGATATCACTGTAGATTATTTCATTGTCCACGTAGTCATCGAAGTAAGTGTCGATTGCTTCTTTGAGATATCTTTTTCGATGCCACTCAGGACTGTAAGGTTTGTAAGTCATAATTAAAGTATCATGTGGATATTTAGTTATCGCTCAACGCTCAATGTAACTTAGGTTATGGTTCTCTGATTTTAACTCATAAATGATAATATCGCAACCCACCTTAGGTTCTGCGTCACCGCATGTAAATATATCCACTGCTGCTTCTCCTTTTTCAGGCCAAGAATGAATACTAATATGACTCTCAGAGAGAAGACAAACAGCAGTTACACCATGTGGTTCAAACTTTTTTGAAATAGTTTGGATAACAGTTGCACCACTTGCCTCAGCAGCGATCTCCAGCAATTCTCTTAGATATGTTTCATTGTTAAGATAGTCAAACTCACATCCATAAAGATTGAGAAGATAGTGCTTGCCCATTATTCTAGTGCTTCTGAGTCGATACCATATTCTTCAATAAGACGATCAACTTTTGTTTTAATATTAGAGAGTTTGCATACCTCAGCGATATTTGATTTTTGAAACTTCTTTAGTTTTTTATATTTTTTGATGAGTTTACTAACTTCGTCAGTGTCGATTTCAAATCTAACATTTCCATCTTTCTGCGGATCGTTAGTAAACCCTTTAAATCCACTCATGATTTTTTCTTCTTATCTTTTGGAGCAGGGTTACCCCAGAGTTTAGGACTAACCCTACCTTCAGATTGTTGCATAGTAACAAAATTTTCTCTGTACTTATCATAATAAGCATCAAAGATACTTGCTTGCTTTGTATCCATCACTAGATCATAGTGCTCTACACCATCCTCTTTATATGTGACAAGATAGCAATTGTTAGGAAGATCCGTCGTATTATCTACGATCGGATCACAATCTTGCTTAATAACCTTCAACTGCGTCCACCCCATTGAATGTCAGGATATGCCTGTTTGACAATATCATAGGTAATCTTGTACTTATCTGCAAGTTTTTTGTCCTTACATAGACACAGGATTTCAGCCTCTTCAGGATGCAGTCCTTCAAGCATTTGGATGAACATGGTTTCTCTGCGAAGTCCAGAGAGTCCATCATTACCACCCTTCACAAAGTTATAGAGATGCTTGTACTCTCTACGCAAGGAGGTGTGATCTGTACCAACAGGTACTTCATTCTTATTAAAGGGAACTTCTCCAGCAGGAAGAACTGAAATCACAGTCTCATCAAAGTTCCAAATAAAAATAGTCTTCAGAGCATCGTTTTCATACCTCTGAAGGATCTCAACCTTCTTAGCCTTTGCACGTTGCTTACTTGCAAGTTCAAGAATTTCATGAATGAAAGGGTTGGGTGGAAGTTCAACCTTCGTCTTCGTCTTCGTCGTAGTCGCCATAATCGTTTTCAAACCTTACTGCTAAAATTTCATCAGGTAGAACATTTCCGTTCTCATCAAACATTTCGGGATGAGTAAATACTGGTTGAGTATTGTAGACGTGTTCTTTTGCAAGCCATCCTACCATACCTCCAACAAAAAAGAACATTACTGATACCAATGTTCCAATCGTCAATGTTACTGCTAACATTTTCCCGTCCTCCGAGAGTCTCTATCTTTTCCGAATATCCAAATAAAAATTGAAGTGGAAAACGATATCTCTCTTGAAAAGAGAAACCATATTTCCAAATCTTATTTGGAAAGTTTTGGGCGGTTCTGCTCTTCTCCTATTTCTAAGTAATAATTCTACCCCACGATTAAGGTGGGGATCTGCTTTATTTAGAATCTTTTCTTCGTCGTCCAGGTCGTCTATCATAACTATACCTTTCAGCATCTTTTAGGATGCCTTCTAAAAATTGTTTGATTTTTCTTGCTTGTGGTTT